TTGTGATATAAAAACGTAGCTGGTTATCCTTCCAACCAAAAAGGTAGCTGGTTATAATTCCAACCAAAAATTTAGCTGGTTATCATTCCACGCAAAAATGTAAACCTAAACAACATCAAATTGTGTCAATTCTATCTCTTCTTTCACCTTGTCTTTGTGTCATATCATGAGTATACTCCCTTATATATTCTTGAGCTTATCCTGTGTGCAAGAGTAGTGTGTTTCTCAATTCGGTCTTGGGATAATGGCTTAATAACCCACCCTTGGCTATGGCGAGATAGCATTATGATTGGCCTGATTTAAGTTATTGGCCTCCTTACTTCCCTACTAATGATTCGTGTAGTGATTTTATTTAATAATGTCGAATTTTCGACTTGACCCCTCCGTATTAAACCTCTGTGAACAGATACACAAACACGTAATGGTGACTACATTTGTAGAGTATCGCTTTGGGCGGATAAAGGGTGTGATCAAGTGGATTTGACTGCATTTTATCATTTTACTGCTGATGAAGAGGCGACGACAGACGTGGAATTCTGTCTACGACCAGAGAAGACTGGGTAGGTGCGGCCGACGTCCGTGTTTAGGATCCAACATTACAACTTATACTGATTTCAATTAACTTTCAAACTTTCGCTTGCTATTCATACAAATATCTAATTCAATTTAATTCACATAAACGTATTATCTTATCGTATTATCAATTTCATTAATAATTTACTATAATGGCTCAATCAAAAGTATTCATTCCAACTGAGATTAAGGTTAAGTTGTCTTTGTCCCTCTTTAAGATCTCTGAGGTCACTGGCGAAACCATTGACATCATGTGTTTCTGCCATCAATCTAATCTTTTCCACGTAAGAGAAATGGGTTCACTCTCCCACGATGTTTTCCATTGTATGAGATGTGGATTTGTTTCCACCCGTGCTCCCAAGAAATTGAAAGCCATCCGTTCATACCAACAAAACCCTTCTTTAGTCCGCAACAATTGCTCTAGGAATAAAGTTAGAAGTTTTAATGCTGAACGCGATGAGAAAATGCGTGAACGTGAACAACCTGAAGAGGGTATTTGGGCCCAAATTTTTGGTGTCCCTAGTATGATTAGTAACGTTAGTGGCTTGGCTGCTGATTTGCGTACTACTCTTGAAGATGTTAAAGTTCAAGCCAATGCGGCTGGAGTTGCTTCTGCTGAAGCTGCTTCCAATGTTAAAGAGGCTATTAATTCTATTCCTTCTCTTATTGAAAACTTTATTTCTTCTACTATTCCTGTTATTAACATCACTGTTAGAACTGCCCTTAAGCTATCTTTAGCTGCGGTTTGTTTGTATTTAGCATCTAAATTTTTATCTCAGATGAAATCTCTTTTTGATTTAGTTTATAACACAGTTTCTGCTATCTTTTCTTTCCCTTCTTGGTTAAGTGAGTATGTTCATACTTTAATTTCTGCTAATAACATTGAGGCGCAAGTTGGTGTTACTGACATTGCTGCTGATATTCTTAAGTATGCTACTCGCATTGTTCCAGTTTTTGCTACTTGTCTTGCTGGTTTTATTCTTAACAAATTACCCGGTAAACCATGCACCCCTGACATTCTTATGCGTAGGTGCCGTGATCTTCCTGGAGCCATCAAAGGATTGTATGATATTCATTCTTATATGTCAAAATCGTGGGCTGTAGCTAATGACTGGATCATGGATCAAGTTGTTGGTGAAAATCCCCTTGCTCAATCAACTGGTCTTCCCATTGTAGAAAAGTGGATTAGTGATGTTCTTGCTGCTTCGGATCGTGCAACTTTCCAACGCGCACTTGCCAATAAAGATGAAGCTTTTCGCATCATGCAATTGTGGTATACTGGTATGACCATCATGACCAATTACCGCAATATTTTATCTCGCGAAGTTGTTGATAATGTTAAATTGTTATTGATTACAGCTGCTAAGATGAAGGATGCTATTGAAAAGGCTGGAATCTGGGGCGGTGGTCCACGTATGGAACCCCAAATGGTTTGGTTCACTGGTGCCTCCGGTATCGGTAAATCTACCATGATGTATTATATTGCTTCCCATATCTTGAAACCTCTTGGTCTGTGTGATTCATTGAAACAAGCTGTTTACCAACGTACTGTCGAACAAGAATATTGGGATGGGTATAAAAACCAACCCATTGTTGTTGTTGATGATGCTTTCCAAATGAAAGATTCTTCTCAGAATCCTAACATTGAATTTATGGAAGGTATTCGAATGACGAATATGTTTCCTTTGAATTTGCACATGGCTGATATTGCTGAAAAAGCTAATACCACCTTTCAAGGTAAGTCTATTTTGTACACTACTAATGCGCGTACCGTTCAAGTTAGCTCTATCACTCATCCTGAAGCTTTCTTCCGTCGTTTTACCTTCTCTTTTCATGTCTGTTTGAAGGAGGAATATATTCAACTTCGCCATCTTGGCAATGATAATTATTCCCGCACGCTTAACATTGAATTAGCCAAGGCTAATGCCCCCATCTTTGATGGTAAACGTGCACCAGTTAATTTGGATGTATATAAATTTATTCCTTTTGATGCTTGTGCTGAGCGTATGAATGAAATTGATGAAAATGCCCCTGGTCTTTCCTTTAATGAAGTTGCTGCTATCTTAGGAAATGACATGCGTCGTAGAACTGAATTCTCCACTAGCTTACTTGATGATATTGAGCGTTATGCCACGTCATTGGCTCAAGTTGGTCAGGAACAAGTTTTGCACAAGTTCTTGATTAATTACGTTCCTGAATTTTCTGAGGAAGCTGAACTTCGAACTGAAATAATGCGAGGTTTGGAAAGTGGTGTCTCTATTTCTGAAATGGAAGAAAAAGATATTCCCGTTTCCTTTTTCCTTTCTATGATCCCAGTTGAATCTGATGTGGATTTGTCATTCTTGGATAAAGCTAAACGTGTTGCTTCATTGTGTAAG